AGACAAGTCAAAAAAATACCATACAAGTTTGTCCATGTTTTTTGGATTGATATTGTATCAGATAGTGCTTGGAGAAGTATAGAGGAAGTTAAAGAGAGTAAATGTCCTAGATGTTTAAGCACAGGATTTCTTATAAGTGATGAAGAAGATTATGTTAGATTGGTGAGTGATTTTAATTTTAATGATGATGGTAGTATTGCTGATTGTGGTAATTCTACAATTATACCTAGACATAATGTATATGATATAAAAGAGGTTTCGTAATGACTATGAAAGATATAAAAATAATAGTAGTAGTTTCACTATTAGTAATAGGATATGAAGCATATGGAGATGATAAAAAATGTTTAACAGAAAACATTTATTTTGAAGCAAGAGGTCAAGGTCAAGCTGGTTGGTTAGCAGTTGCACAAGTTACACAAAATCGTGTAGATGATAGAAGATTTCCAAACACAATATGTGAAGTTGTTAAACAAGGTTTAACATATGCAAGTGGCGACCCTATTCGAAACAAGTGTCAGTTCAGTTGGTACTGTGATGGTAAATCAGACAAACCTAAAAATACAAAAGTTTATAATGAGATATCTGAATTAGTAAATTATATCTATGATGTAAAAGGTCAACCAAACCATGAGTTACTTGATATTACAGATGGTGCAACACATTATCATGCAGATTATGTAAGACCATCTTGGGCAAAAACAAAAACAAAAACCATAGAAATCGAGGACCATATATTTTATCGTTGGGAGAAGTGATGTTAGAACATATAATCAGAACGCCGTTTGATATGAAACCTGTTTTCAAACCTTGTGAACGACCAACATTTAATGCAAACCATACTGATATATTCATACAAGCACAAAAAAGAATTGAGTTAGATAATTTAGGTAGAAACATTTGGTTCGAAACACCACTTGCAGTAGAAGAAGAATTAGCATTTAAGACAGCACAAAAACTAGGATTGTTTAATCAGAAAAGTGATTACAGAGTTTTAATTGATTGTGATAATATACAACAGTTAGGATTAGCGATTGAAGATGATGTTGTTATTATGCACGAGGGTAAATTAGAGGCGTGTATGGTTGCATTTCCATCTTCTTGGAATGCTGGTGAGAAAATGGGTAAAACTCTTGCAGAATTACATGAACCTATTGCAGACAATGAAACACTAGTTCGTGCATCTAATGGTATCATGAGAGCTATGACAAGTGGACAATCATTTGAAAGATATACATGGGGTATAACATCACTAGATGGATATAGTAATCACCCATTGTATGAGAAACCAGACTTTGATAGTTTAGATGATTTAACCTTTAGAGTTGAACATGAAAGGACTATGACAGTCATTAAAGACACGACAGCAGTCTTCTTGATACATGTAGACATATACCCTCTAAAAGAGGTCTTAAAGACCGATTTTGGACTGATTAAGGGGTCTATTGACAGTATGAGTTCCAATGTGTTACAATACAAAAACCTAGTAAAAGTAAAGGAATTAATGAATGAATATATTTTACCTACATGAAGACCCAATAGAGAATATCAAAATGCATGTTGATAAACATGTAGTTAAGATGGCAACTGAATATGCACAATTATTATCTACAGCACACAGAGTGTTAGATGGTGAATTGTACGAAGGTAGAACTAAAAATAATCATAGAATCAAAAGATGGAAAATGCCTGACGATAGAGAAAGTATATTGTACAAGGCAAGTCATGTGAATCATCCTTGTAATGTGTGGGTGCGTGAAAGTAAATCAAATTATCGTTTGATGTATAAGATTTATGTGGCTTGTCTTGCAGAGTATACTTATAGATATGGAAAAATACATGGTGCATCTAAACCATCATTATTTTTATTAAAGGCACCAGACAATATTAAAGACATTGGTTTGACAGAAGTACCTCAAGCAATGCCAGAGTATTGTAAAGTAGTTGGTAATCCTATAGAGGCATATAAGAACTACTATATAAATGAAAAGAATGGATTTGCCACTTGGAAAAACAGAACAAAACCAGAATGGTACAAGGAAAAAAATGCCAACATACACATTTAAAAATAAAGATACAGGTGAAGTCTTCGATAAGATAATGAAGATTGCAGAAAAACCAGAGTATCTAAAAGACAATCCAAATATAGAAGCAGTATTAACTGCTCCTAATTTTGTAGGCGACCATATCGTTAAAAAAATGGATGGTGGCATGAAAGAAACTTTACAGAAGATTGCAGAGAAAAGTCCTAATACGCCATTGGCAGATAGGTTTACTAGTAAGACTGCAAAACAAAACCAAAAAGATAAGGTGGTAAATAAATATAATCTCAAAGACACTCTACTTTGATAAATACTATTGTGTTATAATAAATTTAACAATAGATTATACACAGGGGGTTGACTGAGGGAATAGTTGACCCCTACTTCTTATATTATAATATGTTAATATTGAACAAACAAGATGCTATATATTCTGCTACGAAGTTAATTAAATACTTCAAGGACTTCAATCGTATTGATGATTACTTTCGTGCTAGAAAGATAGAACGAGTAAAGAATATACCACAAGCATTGCCAGGCATGGGTCTAGAAGATGATATGTTTCAAGCATATGATATGCACCCAGAGGATATGAACTTTCAAGTTGTACAAATGCAATCACAAACATTTGATACAATGTTGGAAATGGTTGCATCATTTTCACCAGACCAAGCGCCCGGCAAAGAAATGAAACTAATTGTTAAAGAAACAAATACAAATACTATTGTTGGTTTTATTAAATTAGGTTCACCATTAATTAATTCTAAACCTAGAAATGATTTCTTAGGTGGTGTGCCAGATTTACCTATCTTTAACAAACATGCTATTATGGGTTTCAATATTGTTCCTGTTCAACCATTTGGATATAATTATCTTGGTGGTAAGTTGATGGCAGCTATTTGCTGTTCTCATGCAGTTCGTAGAATGTTAAATCAAAAATACGATACAGAGTTTTGTTTATTTGAAACTACATCTTTGTATGGTAATATTAAAGGTATGTCAATGTATGATGGTATGAAACCATATCTAAGATATAAAGGTGATACACAATCTAAGTTTTTATTAACACTTGGTGAAGAAATATATTTTGAATTAAGAGATTGGTTTACAGAAAAGAATGGTGGTGAAGATTTAATTCATAAAGGTGCATCATCAAGAAAACTAAAAATGCAGACTAAGATGGTTGGTGTTATCAAAGCAAGTTTAAAAAAACATGATGCCAAGGCACATGAGATGTTTTCAAAAGAAATCGCTAAAGCAGGTGATGTGACTACACAAAAAAGATTTTACATGGGTGAATATGGATATGCAAATGCTAAAGATGTTCTGTTAGGAAAAACAGAAACTCTAGTCAAAGCAGATAACTTTGATAGGTTTGAATTAGACGGCATATTCGAATGGTGGAAAAGAAAAGCAACCAATAGATACAATAAATTGATGGCAGAAAAGAAAGTTCGTAAAGAATTAGAAGTCTGGAATCAAAATACCATGAACAAGATTGATATAATTAGATAAAAGACTTGACAATCTTTGTTTAGTTATGTTAGTATATAGACAATTAATCTAATATCTAGCTCAAGTCCTAAGACTGTACGAGTTAGTGTATATAGGAGTATAAGATGAAAAACATCATAGAACGAGATATTCTCTCACCCCCAAGCCAGTACGAAGCTTATTTGTACAGATACACAAACTTAGAAAACGGCAAAGTATATGTAGGAATACATAAAGGTGCTGTGAACGATGATTATAAACACTCATCAACTTGTAAAGAGTTTGCTGAAGTATTTAATAATCAAAAGTCTAAGTTAAAATTTGAGGTGCTTCAGTATGGAAGTTATCTCGAAATGAGAACTGCTGAACATTCCATTTTAAGTAAAGATGACGCTAGGAATAATCCTAACTATTATAATAAAACAAATGGAACTGCTGGTTTTGTAGAACCTAGAGAAGATATGATTCAACTTTTTGTTGAACAAATTCTTGATGGGGCATTTCAAAGTAATGAGGAAGATATCTCTTTACATGTTAAAATGCCTTACTTACAAGTTAGGTTTGAACATAATGCAGAACTACAAAGAGCAATCAAGGAAGCCATTGATGATTTAAATGGTAATACTGATAACTGTAATCCACTAATTGTATTAGAGGGTAGAGGTAAAAAAGGTGGTGACATTCGTATAGATGGCAACACAACACTTTTTGGTGCCTCACAATCAAAACATGCAACGAAGATTCCAGTTATAAGAATCCCTTACGATTCTCATAAACACTTAACTGATTTCGAAGTTAGTCGTGTTGGTAGATTACTAAACAGAAAACCAGAAATAGAAAAAAAACCTACTGATAAAAAGGATGCTATCAAGGATGTACAAGAGGCATATGAAAATGGTATTCCAGTTTCAGCTCCTAGTAATGTTTCTATGTTAAAATTATATGGTTTCACAACTGGTGCAATCAGAAGAATCTTAAAAGAGTCAAAACAACTCATTGAAAAAGATGAGGCGTTAAAGAATAATCAATTATTCATTAACTACAAAGCTTCACCACATAGTCAAACTTTATCTGATACGACTACAGGTTTTGGTCGAAAAGATGGTTGGTGTTCAACTTTCATGTCATCTGCCTCTTTTAGATTAGACAGGGTTTTAGAAACACTATATGCGAACAGTAAAGAAGTTACTGGTGGCAAATTAGATAACAAAAAAATCATGGTTGTTATCCATCATCCTACTGTTGAAGATGGTAACAAGTGGAAATCAGACACTCAGTCAACATGCATGAAAAGAATAAAAAAACTCATAAACAGTGATTATGAAATTCACTTTCATGAAATGACTATGTGGCAAGTTGATAATACCGAAGAAGAAAAAGAAGTAGTTAATGGATAATTAAACTATTATTAAATAATGAAAATAACAATTGCAAGACTACGCTCATTTGTTAAATACAATGGCCCACTCGAAACTGTTCTGGATAGTTTTTTTGAAAACTATGTAAAGTGGATGAAAGCAAATCCACAACATGAGTATAAAACATATAATGTATCCTTTGATAATACTCGACCAAAAAGAACACCAGAAACAATAGAGTGGGCAGATTTAATTGTAATACCATCTGATTCTGAATTTAGATATCATGGTGAATTACAAATGAATCCAAAAGACCTGGCAAAGTCAGAAAGTCACATGGAACTTATCAAACCTTTCTTTGATGGAAAGTCAGTTGTAATGTGGAGAAGTGACAGAGGTGATACAGAAGAATTGTATCGTAGTTTTTTGCCAGGCATAAATGATTTTCGTACCATAGATGAGATAGATTTTTCTGGAAACATTCATGGTATGAAATATCATTTTATACAAACACTTAAAAATCCAATGGCAGATATGATGGGTAATACTAAAACTATTGATTGGGCATATTGGGGAAGAATGAAACATGGTAATGACAGAGAAAAAACTATTCGTAAAATTTATCGTTCAGAATTATCTAATGTAATGATAGGTGGATTTCCATCTGGTGTCAAAAGACAATCATCATGGATAAAGGATTGGAAGAAACTATATCCACTATTAGAACCTGCCAGAAGTACATTATGTTTTAACTGGTTAGACCCAACTGCTACAACATCAAGATATCCAGAAGCATTATCAATCGGTATGATACCTTTTGTCTGGCAAGATTATGATGTTAATAACACTTATAATATAGATGATTGGCAAAGAGTAGAGGAATTTGAAGAATTAAAAGATAAGATTATACAATTAAGAGATGAAGACTTTTTTGAGGACAAACTAGAGGAGTGTAGGACTAACTATGAAAGGGTGCTTTTGACTGAAGATAAGTATTTCCAACAGTTTAGTGACATGATGAACAAGAGTACAGTGTTATAAATAGGACATGGCGAAACCTAATATAAATGATATGAAAACTAGAAATTTTGTACAAAAATACTTAAAAAGATTTTGTAGGGCAACTGTAGAAGTTGACAGAAAGAAAGAATCTAAAAAAGGTTATGTAAAACATAAAGGTATGGAAGATGGCGAAACCAGAAGTAAATGATATGATTGAGCATTCTGAACCTGCATTTGATAGAGTTGCTACAGGTAAAGTGACTGAATTATTAAGTTCACAGTTCATTTATGAGGTTCATAAGGTGGTAGAAAAAGGTAGAGAAAAAATACCAGTTGACAAAACAAGCACAAGAATGTGTATGTTCGATGAAATATGGAGTAAGATTTAATGTCAAAAAAGAAAGAGATACATTCTGGTGATTTGGTAAAAATTGAACCAATCACAGATAATCAAAAATTAGTATTTGAAGGTCACAAAAAAGGGAAGAATGGTTTCTTCTTTGGATGTGCTGGAACAGGTAAAACATTTGTGTCATTATATTTGGCATTACAAGATGTTCTTAAACATGGAACATCATATGATAGAGTTGTCATTGTTCGTTCACTCATACCAACAAGAGAAATAGGATTCTTGCCAGGCGATGAAGAAGATAAAGCAGCACTATATCAAGTGCCTTATGCAAACATGGTACAGTTTATGTTTAAGCAACCAAATGAAGATGCATTTAGAGGATTATATGATGCACTTAAAAGACAAGGAAGTTTACATTTTGTATCAACATCATTTTTGAGAGGACTAACTTTTGACAATTCAATTATTATAGTTGATGAATGCCAAAACTTAAACTTCCATGAGTTAGATACTATCATCACAAGAGTAGGACAAGATTCAAAAATAGTTTTCTGTGGTGACTTTAGTCAAACAGATTTAACTAAGACAAACGAAAGAAATGGACTACATGACTTTTTAAGAATACTAGAGAACATGGATGAGTTTAATTGTGTAGAATTTGATATACCAGATATTGTAAGGTCTGGTTTTGTAAGAAATTATTTAATTGAAAAAACTAAACTAGGTATAGGTGTAGATTTATAAAATGAAAATTAGTTTAGAGGGTTTATCTCTCATCAAAAAATTTGAGGGTTGTAGATTAGAAGCATATTATTGCTCTGGTGGTGTGTTGACTATAGGTTATGGTCATACTGGTGGAGTAAAAGAAACTGATACTATAACACAAGAAGAAGCAGACAAATTATTAAAAGGTGATGTTTTAAAGTTTGAAAAATATGTGAGTGATAATGTAAAAGTAGATTTAGACCAAGGTCAGTTTGATGCTCTAGTTGCTTGGACATTTAATTTGGGTGTTGGTAATTTAAGAGAATCAACAATGTTAAAAAAATTAAACAGTGAAGACTATGCATCAGTTCCTAGTGAAATGAAAAGATGGAACAAGGCAGGTGGTAAAACTTTAGATGGACTAATTAGGAGGCGAAAAGCAGAATCATTACTTTTTGAAAGTAAAGAATGGCATCAAGTATAAATTATGATAAACTTTCCAGAATTAAAAACAAAAACTATAGACAAAAAAAGATTTTATATAACACCAGAGGGTAATGAGTATCCCTCTATTACCACAGTATTATCACCTCGAAACAAAGAGGGTTTAATGAAGTGGAGAAAGAGAGTTGGTGAAAAGGTTGCCAATCATATATGCAATAAAGCTGCAACCAGAGGTACAAAAGTACACAAGATGTGTGAGGATTATTTAAATGGGTCAGATATGGAAAAACATAAAAAAGACTTTTTACCATATTGTCTGTTTAATGAGTTAAAGAATCAAACTTTTGACAATATAAATGAGGTAGTTGGTCAAGAATTAGTTCTTTATTCTGATAAATATAAAGTAGCAGGAAGAACAGATTTGATAGCTGAGTACAAAGGAGAGTTATCAATAGTAGATTTTAAAACATCTACAAATGAGAGAAAGGACTCTTACAACGAAAATTATTACATTCAAACATCGGCATATGCTGAAATGTTTGAGGAGTTGACAGGTAAACCTATCAATCAAATAGTAATTTTAGTTGTAACAGAGAATGGTACAGTACAAGAGTTTATTAAAGATAAACAAGAATACATACCATTACTAGAAGAAACATTAGAGGAGTGGTATCAATCATGAATGTAAATTGGACAGAAAGTGCAGCTAATCAGGCAAAAGTAATCTTGGCAGGTGAGGGTGATGATAAACTAAATGTTCGTTGTTTTATACAAGGTGGTGGATGTTCTGGTTTTCAATATGGATTCACATTAGATGAACAGAAAGAAGATGATTGGGTATTCGAAACAAATGGTGCCAAACTATTAATAGACCCATTGTCTGGTGTTTATTTTAAAGATGCAACTATTGATTATGTAAATGACCCATTAAAAGGTTCTATGTTTACAATAAACAATCCAAATGCAAAATCAACCTGTGGTTGTGGAAGTAGTGCAGCATTTTAAAATGTCAGTAAAAGAAGAAGAAATAAAAAAGTTTCAGTCTAGTGTTAAAATGACTAGACACGATACACCAATGTTAGATGAGTTGGAAAATGGCCCATGGCCATCATTTATTTCTGGTATCAAAAGATTAAGAGATAATCACCCAGAAGAAAGAATTAATAAAATGACTAATGACTTACTAGGTCAGTTAGAACATTCGTATGAAACAAGAAAAGGATATTGGAAAGGTGGAACAGTATCAGTCTATGGATATGGTGGTGGTATCATACCTAGATTCTCAGAAGTAGGTAATCAATTCCCAGAATCAAAAGAGTTTCATACATTAAGAGTGCAACCACCTGCCGGCAATTACTACACAACAGATTCACTTAGAAGTTTAGCAGATTCATGGGAAAAGTATGGTTCTGGTTTGGTTACATTTCATGGACAAACTGGTAATATTATGTTTATTGGTTCAACAACAGATTCTACACAACATTTCTTTGATGATATCAATGAGAAAGGTTGGGATTTAGGTGGAGCAGGACCATGTGTTCGTACTGCAATGTCATGTGTAGGTGCTGGTAGATGTGAAATGTCAAACATCAATGAACACAAAGCACACAGATTATTAGTAAATAATTTTATGGATGATATGCATAGACCTGCATTACCATACAAATTTAAATTTAAAGTTTCAGGGTGTCCTAACGATTGCATGAACTCAATTGAAAGGGCAGACATGTCTATCATAGGCACATGGCGTGATGACATGAAAGTAAATCAAGAAGAATGGAAAAACTTCTTAAATGAAAAGGGAAGAAAATATGCGATTGATAATATCATTACTAGATGTCCTACTAATTCTCTTTCTCTTAGTGATGATGATACACTTGATGTAGATAATAAATCATGTGTAAGATGTATGCATTGTCTAAATGTTGTACCTAAGGCACTTCATCCAGGCGATGATAAAGGGGCAACAATTCTAATGGGTGGTAAGAGAACATTGAAAATCGGAGATTTGATGGGAACAGTTATAAAACCATTTGTTAAATTAGAAACACAAGAGGATTGGGATTATTTAGTAGAACTTGCAGAAAAGACAATAGACTTCTGGGCAGACAATGCCTTAGAACATGAAAGATGTGGTGAGATGATTGAACGAATAGGATTAAACAATTTCTTAGATGGCATTGAGGAAGATGTTGATGTCAATATGGTTGGTCATCCTAGAGAATCAAGTTATGTAAGACTAGATGACTTTGATAAAGAAGCAGTCAAATGGTATGAAAAACAAAATGAGAAAAGTGCTTGACATTCATGATTTAATGTAGTATAATACATTAAACAATTGGAGTATATTATGGATTTAAATAGAGATGGTGATGGATTTTTAGTCAATACAAATGACTGGTCAGAAGAAGTCATGAATCAAATGGCAGAAGAAGATAATTTTGTCATTACAGATGAAATCAAAACCTACATAGACAAAGCAAGAGAAATGTTTAACCAAACTGGTACAGTGCCAGCAGTTAGAAACTTTGCAAAAGAATTTGGTATGGATAGAAAGGCAAGTAAATTGTACGAAGTCTTTGAATCAGGCCCAATGAAAAAGATTGCAAAATATGGTGGTTTACCAAAACCAACAGGTTGTGTTTAAT